TTGATAGTAGATTTAAAACTTTGCAACAGAACCGTCGTGATCAACCAATAAATAATCACTGTTTGAATTTTTTGGGATCTACTCGTTTGAAATTTATCTCATCATCAATAACTGCTCTATGCTTTAAATCTAAATGATATCGCATATCATGATTTATATTTGAATTTTTTTTCAGATTATCATTATATGTTTCTAAAAATAATTTTAAAACTTTTTCAGGTTGCCTTATACCTAATACTTTTCTTGATATTTCTAAACCATTTACCTTTTTTATAAACCATTTTTGATTGTATTTCATTATAGATGACAAATTAAAATAAGCTTGGAATACAGCTCCCGCATCTTTAATTTGAGTATTTTTTTTCAATTCATTGTATTCATTCAATAAATTCTTTAGCTCTTCATAATTGTAAAAACTGAACATTCCATTCTTAACTTCTGTCATCATTTTATTCTGCCTAGTCCAAGATCCCATGCATACAGAAACTAACTCAACTAAGGGAATTTTGTTATTCTCTATATGTAAATCTTTTAACTTTTTGTATTCTTCATTTCCTAAAATTACGTATTTATTAATATAGTCTATTACCCGCCACTTACATGCTGTATTATTTATTTTAATAATGTCATTCATTTCTTTGTTTACGGAAACATAGTATGGCACGGGTAAGCCATATTTTCTTGCAATACTATATCTATGTTGCCCATCGATGATCTGCATTGTGGAGTTTACTATAATGGGTCGAATAATTCCTTTTTGTAGAATAGAATTTTCCAGTTTCTTGTTCAGTGTAACTTCACGATTACTTCTTAAAAAGCTGAACATTTCATATTCTTCCGTTATATAAATATCACTCATTTCTCTATCCATTTTTTATCTCCTTTATTAAAAACATACTTTGAATATCTCTTATTACTGGCTTCCCATCAATTTCGATTTCATATTTAATTGCTTTGTTTGAATTTCTATGCAATTTATAATTATATGCTTTCAAAAACTCTTCCAAAACGACTCCTTGGTGAAAAATTCCTTCTATAACATTTTTAGTTTTTATTTTAAATCCATTAATTAACCTATAATAATCGAAATCTTTTACAATAAATAATTCTACATAAGCAAAAAATGTTTGCTGTGAACTTCTCAAGTTCAACTCTTCACAAAAGTTTCCGTAAGAATCTAATAATCTTATAAATTCCTTGTAGTTATAAAATGAAAATTGACCTGTTTTTACTAATTCTTGTGAATTACCATCATAGTGTTTATTTCCCATAGCCAAAGATATTAAAGAAGAGGGTGAGATATTTTTATACTTCTTTACAATAAACTGTAGTTTTTTATATTCGTTCATACCATCCATCGAATATTTTCGTATGAAATCTCCAATTTTCCATGTCTTAATTGTCGAATTAAGCTCAATTACATCATCTAAGTTCAGACCTTTCGAAATAATATAAGGAATGGACTTATTCAATTTTCTGGCTATCAAAAAACGAGTTTGTCCATCAATAATTTCAAATTTCTCATTTACATCTATAGGAACTAAAATACCTGATTTTTCTATAGATTCTATTAAACTACGCTTTTCTTTAATTGCTCTGTTTCCCTTTAAAAATTTAAATTTTGAATAATCCTTAGTTTCATACAATTTACCAATCAACTTTCCCATATTCTTCACTCCTTATAAAATATATTTTTAATTTATATATTTTATAATATCGTCTAAAAAAAGAAATGCAATTCTTTTTTAATCAATATAACACCAACCACACATTAAAATAACATTTTGGTTAACCATCCATGTTTATTAATTCGGCGATTTTCACAACAATTTTCCCTTGCGCTCGTCCTGTCAATGAATAATCTACCGCTTCTTGAATTTGGCTAAAAGGAACGACTCGGTCAATTATCGGCTGTAATTTTCCCTGTTCAATAAACTCAGTGAGTAAAGCTAATTGCTCGCCATCTGGACGCATAAACAAAAAATGATAACTAACATCTGTGGCTTGCTCCAATCGATGAATCTTGCGGGTAGCTATTTTAAAGGCCCATTGTTTCCAAAGCGGCAAGCCATACTCTTTAGCAAAACGTTCGTTGGGAATGCCTGACAATGTAACAACTTTTCCCTGAGGTTTAACCACTGAGAAAGCTTTTTCTAAGATTGTCCCCCCCATTGTATCAAACACATAATCATAGTCGGATAAAACTTCTTCAAAATTTTGTGTCCGATAGTCAATCACTTCATCTGCTCCCAACGCTTGAACCCATTCTTTATTTTTACTACTCGTTGTGGTGGCAACGTAAGCGCCTGCTAGTTTTGCTAATTGAATCGCAATGGTTCCAATCCCTCCTGAACCTGCTTGAATCAGGACTTTCTGGCCTGGCTGTACATTCATAATATCATGTAGCGCTTGATAACTTGTCAAACCGACTAACGGAATGGCCGCAGCTTCTTCAAACGTTAAATTTTTCGGCTTCATAGCTACAGCCGCTTGATCCACTGCAATATATTCAGCAAAAGTTCCCACGCGATTTTTGGGTACTCGCCCGTAAACTGCATCGCCCAGCCTAAAATTTTGAACATTTTTTCCAACAGAGACAACAATCCCAGCAAAATCACTGCCTAAAATCAGTGGCATTTGATAATCTAAAAGCATCTTTACTTTGCCATCTTTTGTTTTTAAATCAATCGGGTTGATACTGGCAGCGATAATTTTGACCAAAACATCATTGTCATGAATGGTGGGTAAGGGCACCTCCTCGATTGCTAATTCTTTTTGTCCGTATTTATGAATTAAAGCGGCTTTCATCATTGAATCTTTCCTCTCTTTCTATCCCTTTTATCGGTTTAAAAGTTTAAACCTTTAATCAATTAGTATCTTAACGAAGAATGGGATCCACGTCAAGTTTCAGCCCTCAGCGTATTTTATTGACAAAAAACACGAAAAATGGTTTAATCATTTAAAAATACGAACCAAAGAGGCGAAAGAATATGAAAGAATTAGAAGAAATTCAAACAGAATTTACTGCGCTTAGTGATTTTTTAATCGCATTGGGTGATGAAAAACGCCAAGCAATTATTATTGCACTGTTAGAAGACCAAGCCTGTGTTGGCCGTCGTGTCACTGAGTTAACAGAGGCGACACAGCTCTCACGCCCCGCTGTTTCTCACCACTTAAAAATTTTGAAACAAGCCAAATTAATTGATTGTCGCAGTGAAGGAACTAAAAATTATTACTCACTTTCTCACGATACCACCAAAATTGAGCAACTCCAACAACTATTGACCCACATTACGTCGATTATGCCAGGGAGGAAGCAAGCATGAAAAAAATTCTCGTGGTCCTCACAAACGTCTCCCGTTATCACGGCACCGAAGAACCAACGGGCCTCTGGCTAGGTGAAGCCACGGAGTTCGTGGAAGAAGTAACCAAAGCAGGATTTTCAGTTGACTATGTTAGTCCCCAAGGAGGCTATGTCCCTTTGGATCCCCGGAGTATGAAATATGTAGATTCATCCATTATGGCAGTTTATGAAAGTGCTGATTTTCAAGAACGAGCGCTAGCACATTCCCTCTCTCTTGATGAAATTCCATAACAATTTAAGGAACAAAAAAATCATACAATACGCATTAAATAGCTATTTTGTCATTTTTAATAATCTAAGATATGTAAATAATACCGCAAATCTGTGGTAAATTTTGTGGTAAAAAATATTTTTGTTTTATACAGTACAACCAAGCTAGAAAAACAAAAGTATCTCAAAAGTATCTTACTTTAGAAAAAGTTGTTTCTACAAGCTTTATACTAAATTAAATAGAAAAATCAAAAGTAATTCAAAAGAATTGACAGACTAATATTGGAAATAAACAAAAAAATCCCTACCTCTCACAGCGAGAAGTAGGGATTTGCTTATTTCTTAATAATTCAATGTTTGACCAGGATAAATTAAGTTAGGATTTGCTAATCCGTTTAATGCAGCTAAAGCTTGATAAGTAGTGCCAAGTTTTGCTGCAATACTAGATAAATTATCACCAAACTGGACTGTGTAAACATTACCTGTTGCCGATCCATTGACTTTCAAAACTTGACCAGGATAAATAAGATTTGGATTTGTCAATCCATTTAATGCCGTTAACGTTTGATAGTCTGTTCCGTATTGATAAGCAATACTTGATAATGTTTCGCCGTATTGTACCACATGAGTCGCTTCTGGTTGTTTATCAGGAACAGTTGCCGCATCTGGTAATAGTTCAATATCACCTTTGCTAATCCATGACAAAATGCCTTCTAGCAATACTCTGCTTCCAGTTGCTTCTTGCACTTTATAACTGTTTCCTTTAACCCAATCTGGAATAGCTTCGCCAGTTGCCCAAGCATCAACACTAAATTTCACTTTGACGGTATCGCCAACTTTAACATCAGAATTAGGTATTTTTTCAATTTCTTCGCCTGCATCTGTTGCTGGCGTATCCGTTTCTGGTTTATTTGTATCTGTATAACCACTATCCGTAATTCCTGTTAAATCTACGTTACCATCTAAACCACCTGCAATATAAGCGGATGTGAATTGCCAAATGCCAATACCATCCATGCTTGGGAAATAAGCATACAATGGATATGGTGACACACCATCGATAGGATACGCAGCAATCCATAAAGAGTTAGGAAACTCTTTGATGATTTGTTGATAGTTTACATGATTTAGTGTAAATGGCTTATAGCTGTAATACATTGGAGTATAGCCAGCCTGTTTTATTCTGCGCATACCGTACAAAATTGTCTCTGTATTTGCTGCTTTTTCGGCATCTGAACTTACATATCCTCCATATCCATCTGGAACACTAGCCAACGCTCCATGTTCAAAATCTAATGCAACGATGGAATTTTTAGGCGTTTGAATACGTGGCAAAAAGTAATCCATTGTTGTTTTCGCAATGTCCATGTTTCCCCAAGTGTCATACCAAATATAGGTATGCGCACGTTTACCTTGGGCAATAGCACTTGCTACTTGCGTTTTATATGTGTATTGTTCATAAATACCGCTAGCATTGTAGCCGCCAATCTGAGCAATGGCGAATTTATCATGTGCATAACCAAAACGACCCTGTTCGCCTTGATAAATCGCCCAGTCCACACCTTGGTCACCTTTTGCAGCAAATACATTTAAAGGCATAAAAAATAGAGCGACAAGCGCTCCTATTAAAATTTTCTTTTTCATTTTTATTTCTCCTTGTCTTTTAAATTATATGCTGATACTCCTGTTACCACTCCTAAAAAAGTTGCTATGGTATTAATAGTTAAAACAGCCATATCTGTTTGTTGCCAACCGTAGGCTTTACCTAGCGTGGCAATCAAAACAGAACTTGCAGGAAGCACAGTAAGCACTCCCCACTTGATGATTTTGTAATACTTGTCTGGTAATATCATTTCTAAATTCCTCCTAAGTATTTCGTGATTAAATAGACAGCAACAGAAACCCCAATTCCTGCAATTGTTCGCCACGTCCACTTTTGATTCTCTTTTATTTCCGCAATATCGCCTTCATTGTTTTTGGCCATTGAGAGCGCTATGTCTGCTTTCTCTCTTAATTGTTCATGATTATCCAACTTTGTTTCAATCCGTGCCAAACGATCGACGATTTCAATTAAAGGATCATCTTTCAAGTTATCGTCTCCATCCCTCTAACAAAAGAACCGCCTAGCTTTTGCTAAACGGTTCACCTGTCATTTTAGTAAATTCATCTTCTGTAATACAACTAGGCACAAATTCTGCAACCTGCTCTGGAGTAAATAGTCCCCAATCATACATCAGTTTAATGTCATCATATGAATACATTATTTTGCACCTCCGATTTGTTCTTTAATAGCATCAATTTCTCTTGTATTTTGAAGAGAAGTAAGCATCGTCTTAGAATTGATTTGTGCAAGTGATTCTGCTTTAGCAGTTAGCTTTTCATTTGCTTGTTTTAACTCACTATTTGAAACTTCTAAGCCATTAGCAAGATTTTCTAACAAATTCAATTTTTTTGTATAATCCTGTGTCACTGCTTCTTCCCATTTTTGTTCTGAAAAGTTAAAGAATTGGGATTGTTCATTCACTAAATTTTCTAGTGGTTTCTCCTCTACAAATGGCAAGGCTACAACATAATCATCTTGAACTTCGAAAATTTGAAATCCTACTGGGTAGAGCACTTTATATATTTTTTTCATTTTATTATCCACTCCTATTTACGACGCATAACGCCGATTTCTCTAAAAACAATTTTTTTATTTGCTTCATTTAATGTGTTTGCAGTATCTCCTGTAATCACTAAAGATGTACCAGATTTAGAAATAGATATTTTTTTATACGCTATTGTTGGGTCTGCTGAAGCAGAACCTACCCATGCAACTGCTGGTAATTCGTATTTTAATTTCGTAATATTCGGAGTAACTGGTATTGAGTGAACAATACCGCCACCGTTATCGTTGTAACGCGAGAATATCAAAACAATTTCATCCACATTGCTGCTATTTGAAATTGTTACTGATTGAGATTCTGTCAAATAAGCTCCAGTTCCATCCCAGTAGTCTTTCACCACCTCATAGGTCGGTTTTGCATTAACCGATACAGATTTACCACCGATTTGAATCCCATCTTGAAAATTCTTTGTCCCTAAAACAGTCTCATTTCCAACGGCCTTTACTAATTTTCCTTCCACGCCGTCAATAGCATCTGCATGTGTTTTCATATACTTTACAACACCATTTTCTTTTAGCTGAACGATATCTGCCATTACGCTTCACCTACCTTTTCAAATGTAAAAACTGGTAATGCATCCAATTTTGCTTTATCCGTTTTAGACATTAAACCGTCTTTTTCAGAAGTGGCATTGCTAGGAAGCGTTGGAATAACAGTTGTGTCTGGCAGTGCTTTTACATCAGAAGCAGTTAAAATAACTTCACCTGTATGACCATTTACAGACGAGACAGTGCCTGCTTCAGCACCACTAATTTTTCCATCAACAAATTCATTTAATCCAACAACGCCAGCTGTACTAGTTTGTACATCAATAGCTACGCCGTCTTTTTTCACTACATATAAATCAGGCATTTATTTCTTCATCTCCTTTTACTTTTTCAAACTCAACACCAGAACCACCTAGTTTTCCATCTTCATAATCGGCTATGATTTTTAACATTTTGTCATACTCCTGTTTCGAAATCATAATCCCATCAATAGGTAAATCTAGGTCTGCACGCGTAATAATGACTGCGCCTGTATGTCCATTTACTGAAGATACTTTTGAATTACCAGCCATTATCTCTGTTAATCCAAGGATTGCCGATACGTGTGTCATAGGAAAAAACTGACGTTTAATCCCATTTTCATCAGTTTCCATCATTCTTTTAGCATCAACCATTGTCTACACCTTCAATCGTAAAAACATTTTGTTTTGAATCATCAACTGTCGCTATAATTAACGCCCCTTCTTCAATTGGATGATTAACTGTTCCCAATACTTCAACTTCATGATTCTTAGAAAATGAATCATCCTCTAAAATTTCTAACGTGTTTACATTACCGTATTTGATGGTGTATAGCCGTTCCTCTAACCGATGATACAAATAGTTCATATCAGCCAATAAACGCTCAGAAAGTGAATTATGACGTACTCCTTGTATGTCTACACGTGCATCCATTAATTCAGCTAGCATTGTTCCGCCTGGATCAACAGTTTTTAAAATATCTTTGATTGATTCGAACCATGAAGTGAAATCTGTTTTTTGCGCATCTCGCCACGCTTCAAACTCTTCTTTTCTAGCATTCATCCAATCAGTAAAATCACCCTTATTTTCGTTGATAAAAGCGTTCATGTCCGCGATTAAATCTTCAATGGACTGCCAATAAGAACCCATTTCACCTTCTGTTTTCGAAGCAGCATTCACTACAAAGTAAGAAAAGTTCTGCGTTGCGCCAATCAGGTTATCACCTTTATGAATACTGAAATATGCTTCTTGTCTGTGTAACGACTGCATAGAATATTCATCAAAGGTATACTGAATAATCCCTTTTTTGGCATTCACAATTTTTGCTGAACGTTGAATCGGATATTTATTATCAATAACCGATTCAAAAAAAACTTCGCAACCTGTTAAATCAAGTGGCAAAGCATTTTCAACTAGTATGGCTTCTAAGACTTCTGTGTTTCGATTTCCTTGTCGTACATTCTGAATCCCAATGTAATTGTAAGGTTCAGTTGTACTTAGCGTTGCTTGCCATTTAACCATTGAAAAATCCTCCTTTCGTTATTTTGGTGGAATAACAATCGATTGAATCGAATTAGCAAAATATAATCGGTCATATTTTGCGACAATTTGCCCTTGCTCGGCGTTCTGTTCTATGGTTTGGATACGTCCGTTATTTAATCCGTAAATCACGCCCGTATGGCCATATGTTGGGTCTACTGTCCAACCTGTTCCCCATTGGCCACCTCGTCTAATATTGACGATTGCTCCTACTACTAAATCTTGATACGTTGGATTTTGGATTACTCGCCAACCTACCGCATTCCAATCATATGCTTCACCAATATCTGCAGCAGATGATGTATCACCAATTACATGTGAAAAGCCATAAATTGTTCCTGCACCTAAACCACAGCCGCCCATAAAACCAGAATATTCGGCTGGAACGGCATAACATTGCCCATTACCAAGCCATTTGCCCATTAAGGTCTCCAAATGTTCTATCCCAGCTTTTCCTGTTGCAGTAGAAGCTTTCAAATCTTTGAATTTGTCATACCATGCTTGTGCATAGGTTTGTCTTTCTTGATGTGCTGCAGCTGGACGTTCAAAGTTTAATTCAAACGCATAAGCAGCGGTTTTAGGCGAGCTAACAACTTTAAATTCATCAACTGTTAATGGACTTACTTGTCCTAACCATTGCCCATTGAACATACACCAATTAATTAATTGAGCTTGGGCTAATGACGTCCTATAGTCTTGTTTGATACCTGCAGCTGCGATTAAGCGTTGTACATATTCTCGGCCATTCCAAGTTGGTGCGCCTACCAATGGATATGCTGAACCGTCCCATTGAACCCATCCGTAAGCTGGACCGCCTATTTGCTCGGTATCTGGGTTCATACTTGGACCAACTTCTCCTTGTACATTTCCGAGGATACCTGCAGCAGCTGCTTTGCTGTATCCGTTAGCTAGTAGGTAACTCCATAAGTCCCAAGCAAATTTATCTGCATCGCTTGTAACTTCGGATGGATAACCACCTGTACCAGCTCCAGAACCGCCACCACCATTTTGACCAGGTATAACTTCTTTGCCGCCCACAATCAATCGATCAACTGTCAAAATTGCTTTACTTCCATTTGGACCAAAAAAGTTAAAATTATTTCCAACAAAAAACTGTGTAGGACCAGTAATTAAATGTCCTGTGCCTGATTGGTTAGACAAACCAATAATTTTTTGGGGATTATCTGCGACTAATAGTAATGAATTCCCATCAGAAACTACAGGATTTCCATTTTTATCTGCTAACCCTGGAAAAGGATTTCCCTTTGTTCCCATCGTGCCAACGTGACTATTACCATTCCAAAACTCCATCCCTTTTTTAGTTAATTCCATGATTTTTTTCTTATTATTCCAAGCTTGTAAAGTACCGTTTACCATACGTAAAATATCTCCACAGCTATTAAATGATGTTTCAAAAATATTGGATTTTATTTTGCCAGCTCCTATAAAGTCCGCATTCAATATTCCATTAATTCCCCACGCATTTTTAAATGGACCTTTCCAACCAGTTCTTGAGAATCCAATTCCTTTGTGATTAATTGCAATCACATCTTTTGCAGTATCCGTGGATTCCGTATCTAAGTAATAATGGGTGTTAGGTCGATTTTTAGGATACTGACGTATACTTCCGCCTTCAACACCGTTAATCAAATCAGTAATATAATCTACAAAATCACTCATATACTCTTTTTTTGTCAATGTTTTTATAGCTTCTTGAAAGTCTTGACTTTGCTGTTTATAAAAAGCAACTTGGATATCTCCCGCAGTGATTTTTATTGTTTTTTCTGCTAAAGCATCATAGACAATTCCTGTAACTTTCGTTTGAATGTCAATATCATAAAGCTTGTGGTACACAATGAATGTATCGAATAAATTGTAGTTACGCATCTTAGCAAATTCTTTTGCTTCTTCTGAATCTGTAAGTTTCTCAATTTCTAATTCAATAGAAACTTTAGGCTTATCACTTCCTGGATATAATGTAGTGAAGTATTTACTTGCCACTTTATTTAAGCTAGCTATATCTTTTACTCCTTGATCTTCAGTAAACTGAATGTATTGAGCGTAAACATCAGGATACTTACTGATATATTCGCTTTTAACTGCATTTCCATAAATCCGTTGAGAAGTTCCGTCTGCTCCACTTTGAAGCTCTGCAAATGGCAAAACTTTAGTAACAATTGATTGCCAATCAAATTTAATGGTTAATCCTTTTAAATCTTTACCATAACGAACAGTTCCAACGTTATCTCGTCCTCTACGCCTTAGCAAAGATAATTTAAAAGGCTCTCGTTTTATTTCTCCGCCCCAGTATTGAAGTAGAGAACCTTGTTCCCCTGCAATACAATTCAATACATTTCTAGCTTCAAATGTAGTGCTAGAAGCTGTATTTATATCAGAATATAGTTTGATATCACAAGGTTCGTCCATGTTCTGTTCGATTAATTTCATTGCTTCTGCACCATTACGATTATCAACTGTTACTAGCCTCACTTGTCTGTTTCCTAGCTTATAAGTACGAGATTGGGCATAAATAACAATGCTATTAGTAAAAGTATCTTTAAACGTTTGTTTGATCTCAAAAATGTGGTATTCTTCTAAGTCATTTGGCTTTGCTTTAATTTGATAGCCATTTTCGAAATAATCACTAAATCTGCTAATCGCTGGATAGTCCATTTCTAGTTCATATTTTCCGTTTGCTTCTTCAGTGATTTCGCAACGTGTCGCATCAACAAGACGTCCTAATCCATTTGTTGAAAAATCTTTTTCTCCAGGTTTAAAAATAACTGGAATCAAACCTTTCGCCTCCAATTCGGCTGAACCTTAAACTCTGTTACTTTACCAGTCCAGCGAAAATTATTCTCTCCACATTTTAAAATCGGATAATCTTTAAAAAGTGTTTTATGATCCAAGATTTCAAATGCTCCACCTGATTTTCTATAAGCTTCTTGTTTTTCTGAATCTATAATGATGTCACCGTTAATTGCTTTTAATGAATATGATTGATTATTAATAAAAAAAGAAATATCCCCAGACCCCAAAATCTGAATAATGGGTTCTGAAGGATATTTTTCTGTATTGATTAACTGATTAGGATTACTTATCCAATATTGGCCAATACGATTTTTCTTAAAAGGTCGGATACTTACAGTAAATTCAAAAGGAATTAAAACCCCGCTTTTTCTTGTTCCTGTAAATTTTGGTGGACTCGTTACAATCGCCTGATAAATATAATGCTCATCAAAATAGACAATAAAATCAGAATAGTTTCCCATATCGAGCCAAAAGGAAATTTCATCTTCTAAAAAAGAAACTTCTTGTAAAGTATTTGCTTTCGCATAGCATGTAATGGTACGTTCTACATTTTTATAATATGCAAAATCAACGGCTATTGAATCATTACCCATTCGCTCCCTAAGCTCTACCACACGTCCTGCAGAAAGTCGTTCAGGTCTTTCTCTCATAAATACATTGAATTCAGAACTATGTTTTCCATTAAGAAAAAACTGTCCTCTTTTAAATTCCACCAAAAGCACCCCCCGTTGCATCACTATCTCTATTTTTAACAATTTGAATATACTTAACGAGGTCTTTAGCCATATCCATTAATTGTTTTTCATTTAATTTTCCCATAGCTTGTATATTGATATTGAAAGTATCACCGCCAATATTAGTCGTAGCATTACCTTTATTTTTAGCTAAGCTTTCTGTTTGAGCTCCTTGTTGGTTGATATATCTGCCAGTAGTAGAAAAATTTGGTAACTCTGTTGGTAAATCGGTCATTTTTTTCACTGATTTGTCAAGCGTTCCTTTTTCTTGGTCAATACCAGCTACAACACCTAATACAATATTTTTACCAATCATATCCCGCATCCATCTTGAAGGTGAATGAATGCCTAAAGCACCTTTGATTTTTTCTTTAATATTACCAGCAACTTCTTTAATTTTTTTATTCACAGCACCAATCATTGAACCAATACCGTTAACTAATCCTTGGATAATATTTTTACCAATTTCAAATAAATCGATATGGCGCATATCATTAAAGGTTTGCTTCACATTTTCAACTGTATCACTAACGCTTCTTTTAAGATTATTCCACGCATTTTTAGCACCTTGTACCAAATTGTTGAAAATATTAATTGTTCCCTGTTTTAAGTTTTCCCAACCGTTAATGATGCCGTCTTTTATACCTGTCACAAGATCAACAATCCACTGTTTAAAATTATTCCAGGTATCTTTTGACCATTGAACAGTTGCGTTAAATGTATCAACTGTGCCTTGTTTTAAGTTATTCCAACCATCAATTACACCATTTTTAATGTTTTCTACTGTTTCAAAGAACCAAGTTTTCAAACTTTCCCATATTCTAATTGCTTCAAATTTAATATTTATCCACGTTTCGATGATAGAATATTTAATTTCAATCCAAACGTTGATTGCTCCATATTTAATGTCAATCCAGAGTAAGGTGAAAAATAACTTCACATCAATCCAAATCTTTTTAATTGTCAACATCAATCCATTAAAAATAGAAGTGACTGAATAGGAAATAGCTGTAACAGTGTTATAAAAGATATTTTTAATCCCGAACCAAATAGTCTGAGCAGCTTCAGCAATATTATCCCAAACGGCAATCATGTTTTCTTTTGCCTCTTCCCATCCACCTGTGATCATTGATGTAATGAAAAGAATTGGAGCTAATAGAACATTTTTTAGAATGGTGACGACATTTTCAGCGATCATTTTGACATTTTCAATGTTCGCTTTCATAGCGTTAACAACCATTTTAAACGCATTTTTGATTCCTGTTACATATGGACCAATATATTTCCAGACAAAATCAAATGCTGTTGTGAAAACATCTGATATTGATTTTCCAACACCCTTAAACCAATCTTTCACATTATCAAAGCCATTTTTAAAACTTTCTCCAACACTTTTAGCACTGTCAGCAGCACTTTGTTTAATATTTTCCCATGTATTTTTTGAGCCTTCTTTTGTTGAATTCCAAAGTCCACTGAAAAATTCCTTGGTACCGTTCCACTTATTTTTAACCCAGTCGGCTGCATTTCCAGGTGCTTCTTTCATCCATGTGCCAGCATTCGAAAAAGCCTCTTTTGTGCCATCCCACATGTTACTGAAAAATTTCATTGTGGAATCCCAAGCTTTCACAACTGTTTCTGCAGCACTAGAAATAAATTCTTGTATATTTTTCCAAATATTTTTAACAGCATCCCTAAACCCTTCGTTAGTCTTCCAAAGATAAATAAATCCTGTAACTAAACCTACAACTGCAGCTAAAATAGCGACAAACGGATTCGCCAACATAGTTGAATTAAGTATCGCTTGCGCAATTGATAATCCTTCTGTTGCTTTTTGCCAAGCCGTGAATGCTGCACTTACTTTTTTAGCAAGCATCAACGTTCCAATACTGCCAGCTAAACCTGCAAGCAATGGAGCATAAGGTTTTAACGTATCATACAATGTTTTGGCTGTTTTAATCATTGGCGGAATCATCTCGGCAAATTTAGATAAAGCTGCTTCCATTTTTGCCCCTTTGTCAGCAATGATTTCACTAATACTTCCAAAACCTGCACTTTTTAAGCCTTCGTCAATTTTAGTTACAACGTTAGCCACACCACGAACGATTGCAGTCTTCATGTTAG